GTTTTTGAAAAATTAGGTAATGAGGGGGAGTAATCGTGACTACACAAAGACCTACTATCAAGGAAAGAAGAGAGGAATTAAAGCTTAAAGCTCAAGAGCTAGAACTTTACCAACAAACTCTTACTGTTCAAAATGAACAGACTACTACTCTGCTTGTTCAACTGCAAAAACTGCAATCAGATCAAAGAATGGCAATCGTTCGAGAGGCGCTATTAGCTAATGCTTTAAACTTTTTAACGGGAGATGTCACAGGAGATCCTCAAAAAGATTTCAAAAAAGCGATGGCTACTTATCTGGAAGCGGCTAAAACTTTAGATGCTTTGGATGCGGATAAATTGGAAGCTTTAAAAGCAAATAAATTAAGCTAAGATAATTCTGTACCAATCAACAAATATTAAAATTATGCCAATCGTACAAGACGATATCGTTGGAAGCGTCGCTCTTGCAAATATCAAAAATTTTGGGGATGCCCCGTCAATTCTTTTGACTAGCTTGCTCGCTAATTCTGAAGCTATCAGAAACGCAGGATTTGTTCAGTACACTCAACACGCAGGACGGGTAAGCGTGATCGCTGAGGCAGCACTAAACTTAGGAATTAAGTCTCTGTACAGTCTAGGAGTGACCGAAGGCGTTGCAATTCGTCAAATCGATCCCGCATCTGGTCAAGTAGCAGTTAAAGGCTCTCAAACTACACCCCCAGTGACGGCATAAGCATAGGGCGAATCAGGACAATCGAAAACCAGGAAATCATTTTAACTCAACTTGGGAATACGGGAGTAAAACCCCGTTTTTTATTGTCCTGATTTCCTAAAATTAATTTATGGTAATTTATGGTAATTTATGGTGATTTATGGTGATTGGGGAATGGATCGCGTTGGGAGGATTGCTTTTAGGGGGGTTTACTGCCTTTGTAGCTGCGGGAAAAACACTACTAGAAAACTCTGTAGAAACTTCTAAAAAGTTAACCCATATAGCGTCTTCTGTTGACAGCACATGCGATGATTTGGTAGAAATCAAGGACAGCATGAAAGAACTTAGATCCGAGCAGAAGATCCACGCTGCTAGGGTAGAGGCGATGGAACGCCAAGCTAGAGAAGATCGGTATTTAGATCAGCAAAGGCACGATGAGCTTAGGGGGAAGGTTAAGGATTTGTGGAAAATCTTCAAAGAATCGCATCCAGAATTATTTAAACGACAATCCGACCTTACGGAAGACGAATAGTTATCTGATTCTAGTATTTCTAGCAATTCCCCCGCCTAACGTAGCCAGATTTATTATTTTGCCAAGATATTTTATAGATACCTGTTTTTGGTTGGGCTGATAGGTGGCTTTTGGTAGAATAGACCTTAGTTTCTGCTCTATACGTTTTTGAGTATTTTTTATCATGGATGAAATTTCAATAAGGACAAGTGACTATAGAAACATCCTAGACTTTCTAGAATACCCCTACAATAAACTAACTGACATTGTGGCAGAAGTTGACGCTCTTTTTGCTGAAAGGGGAGACGCTTGGCTATTAGAATTACAGGCATTATTGGACTCAATGCCAGAAATCAAAGCTCGACTAGACGAGGAATCCGTAAAGCCACAGTATAAGATCCTTGATATCGACAATGAGGCTAGGGCGGAAATGGCAACAACTCCAATTCAGGCAATTAAATCAGAATGGAATCAAGCTATATTTAAGTTGGTCAAACTAACAGATATTCCTATTTTTCTATGGCAAGCAGAGGCGTATAAAGGATGAACGATCAAATACTAGCGGATATGGTCTACATGCGGCTCAGGGAGCTAGACTACCCCATCGGAAGGCTCAATATTGTCTATTTAGAGGACAGCACCGAAAAGGGGAGCCCATTGCCCGAATCAATTAACACTTTTAATGATCGTTCTTTGCTATTAAAAGTGGAAAACAAAAAAGCAGAAATTTTATTTAATGGAATAGCGACAACCGAACCAGGGAAATACTATACTCAAAACCCAATGAATCCCAAAGGTGCGGCTAACATTGCACTAGATACCCCATTCGTAAACTGTTGGACTTGGGGCATTCATGGCACAGGCAGATTTAAGCACCCCGCATTAATTCAAGTCAACCCGATTACTGTTTACCGCGACAAAAACAAAGACTCCTTCCGTACTGGTGACAGGAGAGAGACTGGACTATTTGGTATTAATCAGCATGGGATTTATGGCTATTCACAGACTCAATACAATATTGGGAGATCCTCTGCTGGCTGCATGGTAAGACTTGATTACGCGGAGCATCTAGAGTTTTTACGCATAATTTACACTTACTACAAAAAAACCGACTTGTTGAGTACAATTGTTTTAGATACCACAAAAATATAGGTAATTTTTTATGCCTGAAACTGACGATTTAACTCCCGATTTAGGCTCCACCCCAGAGCCGAAGGAGTCTGACGCTCCACTAGGGGAAAGCGGCAAAAGAGCATTAGACCAAGAGCGGGCTAGACGCAAAGAACTAGAAAAACAGATTAAGCAATATGAAGAACTAAAAATTAAACTTGAAACAATTGATATTGAGGAATACAACCAACTAAAAGAGCTTAAGCAAAAAGCCGAACAAAAAGACCTTGAGACAAATAAGAAATTTCAGGAACTAGCAGAAAAGCGTCAAAAAGATATTGACGCTCAACTAGCTGTAATTGCTCAACTAGATAAAAAACTAGCAGAAAACAACAAAAAAACTGCCATTCAACGGTATTATTATTCTCTTGGAGGAAAAGAGGATAATATTGATGCTACAAACAAATCTAGTTTTGACATGCTTTATGAAAACGTTTTAAGAGACAGGATTCAGATAGAAGACGACGGCTCTATTACCGTTCTTGATGTTTCAGGATTAGCAGAAGATAGAAACGAAAACGGCAAACCCAAAACTCCTAAGGACTTGATACTTGAACTAACAGAGTCTAGGGTATGGGGACACTTTTTTGAGAAGCCTGATATTCGTGGCACTGGGATTACTCAAGGCGTTAAGGGTCGCGGGGGAACAAGAGAAACTTTTGAGGAATTTTACAAGCGCTCTACTGGGTACAACATAAGATGAAAAAATCTTTAATTCAAACCTACCTAAGAAAGAATTGGAAAACTACTCTATCGGGACTGATTAGTGCTATCGCCGCCTATTGGACTATTGATCACACATTAGGAGACGCTCCACTCACCTATAAAGTCGCACAATGGGCTATTACAATAGGATTGGCATCCATCGGAGTAGTAGCTAAAGATGCTGATAAAAACTAAAGCAAAAAAGATTTATTGTGAAAACTTTGACGAACGACCCACCGCCCCATCCCAATCCACCACTCCACTCTAACCCGCCGCCATCCTTCCCCCAACCCCCCGACCGTCCCTTTCCTATAAATTGTCCATCGTGTACCATGTCTCGCAGTTGGATGCTACTTAATGAAGCAGAAAAGCATACAATTAAGGAACAACAACAACTTAAAAATGCTAAATAATGCCCAAAAAGAAGTACAAGCCCAAGCCCAAACCAATGGGGTAGCACCGTTCTTGATAGGAGTTGATCTATCATCTATTTTGACCGCAATCACCGATCTAAAGGAGTTTTTCATGAATAAGTTTTTGATTACCACCGAACAGCTTGAGGTGTTAACTGCTAGTATTGACGCTGTTAAAACTAGCGTCGAAGACGAATCAATTGAAATTAAAGCTAATTTACAGATGGTAATTGATGCTTTAAAAGTTCCTGGTGCTGATATCTCTGCTCAAATCAAAGCTTTAGAAGCTATCAAGACTGGGGTAGACGCTTTAAGCGATGCCATTGTAGTCGATATTCCTGCTGTAGAGCCTCCCGTAGAACCCACTCCCGAAGCTCCTACCGAGCCTGTACTCTAATCTGAATTAGCTCACAAAAAGCCTAGTAAGTATTTTTACCTATTAGGCTATTTTTTTGTTAGGATAGAAAGACAATAACTAGCGAGTAGTGTTGTTGGCGCGATGCCGTAATCCAAATTATTTAGGTATTAAAAAATGCCCGATTATAAACCAGCTACATTGTTGGAGGCGGCAAATCGCAGCTTTAATGAGGGAATGGATCGGTACGCAGAACTTGTTTTGCAATTTGCCACCGGCTCTAAAGTTTTGCCGTTTCTTCCCTTCCGAACTATTGCGGGGGGTAGTATCGAAGTCGAAATTCAAACCACCCTAGGAGATGTTGGAGTCCGTCGTTTAAACGAAAACAGCGTGAGGGGATTAGGAACCCATACAAAGGCGATTTATTCAACCGCTATCCATACTGGATCTATTGCAGTTGACCGAGCTTTAGAAGCTCGTATGCCAGGATCTACAGCTTCTTTTAGGCGCGATAAGATTCAAGCTTTTAGCCTGTACTTTGATCGTCTGTTCATCAAAGGTTCTAAAGAATCTAATGACCGCGAGTATAACGGACTTCAGGCATTAACCAAAGATTCCCCTACTCAACTTTTAGCGGCAGGGAATACTAGCGGAGGTGACGCGCTTTCTTTAGGAAAACTTGACACCTTGCTTAAGTATGTTGATTTTCCCACTCATTGGATCATGGACAAACTTTTTGCCGCTAGACTGTCCACCGCAGCCCGCAATACTGGGATTAGTGGATACGTTACCTTTAATCAAAACGAGTTAGGAATGCCCCAAATGTACTACGCTGGTATTCCAATTTTAGAAATAGATGAAGACAACCAAGCTAACAGAATCCTAGGATTTACTGAAGCATGTCCAGGGGGTGGCACTGGGGGGACTTCTATCTATCTCGTATCCCTAGGGGATCTAAGGCTACAGGGGATTCAAGTTCAACCCTTACAGGTTTATAACAAAGGGCAAGACTCAGAAGGACCTGCGGTCTTAGAGGAAATCGAATGGGATGCGGGAATTGGACTTTTCCAACGCAAATCCATTGCTAGGCTTTGGGGAATTAAAGACGTTCCAATCGTCGCATAGGAGGATTAAAAAATGCCTGAGTTCGTAAACCTAAAACGCTATCCCAGACTAGAACCCGACCAATCTACGGTATTGCGAGAAAAAGGAGTAACGATAACTGCAACTACTGCGGAAACCGCGATCTCTTTTAATCCTAGAAACCTAGAAGATTACAATGCTGTCGTAATCTCGAATACCTATACCTCTTTTACTGCGGGATCTGCTTTTTGGGCTGTTTCAATTGAGATTTGTCCTACCTCTTCTGGTACTTTTAGCCAAATTGGATCTATCAATATTGATGGATCTGCGGCTATTGTTCCAATCATTTTAAGCGGACAAACTGCCGAGTATCGAGATCCTACTGCTTTATTTGTCCGCGCTCGTGCGGTCAAAACTGGAAGCCCTGGCGGTCTTGATTATGCTGTTTTACTAAGTCCAAACTAGGAGGAAAATCATGGCTTTCAAAGGAATGAAAAACTACGGTTTTATCTCGCCTGACACCAATACTCCTCAAGGGCAATTAGCGGGCTTGTTCCCCCTATTAAGCTCTTTTGCGATTAACACGGCAGGGACTGAAACTGTAGCTCAGGGATATGTAGATGGCGTTTTGGCAAACGTCGATACCTACATATCCGCAACAGAGACGACTGTTGACATGGGAGTCCAGTCGATCGACTGGATCACCCTACAATGGTTGATTGGTGAGTTTGCTCAGGTAACAGATTCTCTTATTTTACCTATTGTAAAAACTGGGACTGTTCCTGCCACTCCCTTTACAATTACTGACAGCGACCTAACTGGTGCAACCGTTGCCAATGTTCAAGTTACTTTTGTTGACGACAACCAAAGTAATATTGTCCCCTTAGAGGTAAAGACAACGGTTCCGAGTTTGTTTGACGACGTTCAACTAACGGCAGGAACCTTAGTTTTTAGCTCTGCTGCTGTTGGTAGAGCCGTGAAGTATATGGTAAGAAAAACCTACTCAGGAGTTCCTACTGTTGGCTACGGAGCTTCTGCTCAAGTAATCGACAATCTGCAATTCAACGGAATTATTGTGGGAACTCGCGTTAAAGGAATTGCTGTAAATATTCCTAAGATGACGAGAAACGGAACTTTCTCCATCTCCCCATCAACTCCCGACCAAACTATTACCTTTAGAGCTAACGTTTCTGGTACTGATCGCGCTTCGGTGCGATATGCTGTAATAGAATAAAGTTAGCCTATAGTTTTTTGAATTGAGCATAAAAGCCCCCGAAAGGGGGTTTTTCTTGTCAATTTATCCGCTCTAAAACTGTTAATCCGTTATTGTTTTGATAGTGATATTTAATCTGAAAAGTTTCATCAAAAATAAACTCAGAAACTGCATCCCATAGTCCTGCTTTGGTTGTATCTTCCCCTACGTGAGCAAAAGTAACAGTATCATGTAGAGCGATGTATTTAGACACCTTGGATGAGTGTAATCGCAATTCCTCGATCAGTTGATCGTAGGTGTGAAGAGTGTCAATAAACAAAAAATCTGTAGGCTCTATTTTAACTTTTAGGGTATTTTGAACGTTGAATGATAACTCAGTTTTCCCCCGAAGTTTTAAGATTTCGTTCCAATCATTCCACTTAGGATCTATATCGTAGCAAGTTAGCTTTTTGGGCTGTCCTGCTAATAATGCCACGGTGCTAACTCCGTGGCGTGTACCAAATTCCGTTACTGTGTCCACCTGTGAGGCTAGATCCCGCAGCGTGGGAAGATGCTCGTTGATATCGCAGGGAGATTGGCACAAGTATTTGTAAAGCTGCTCTAATTGCATATCTATATTCCTATTGCTACAATAAAATCTAATCTAGCAATTTTTGAGGGGATTAAATGTAAATGCTGACAGACTTTAACAGCGACGACGCTCCCGATATTAGCCCTAGTCCTAGTGGATTTAGTAGCCCCAATCTAAGAAAGTGCGCCGAAGTAATTCAATTCATGGAAACCTTACAAGAATTTGAAGTTGATCTAGAAGATGAACTATTAAAAACTATTCAGAAAATATCAGCCATGCCATCATTTCAAAAGGCTAGAGCCATATACGATCAGAATACTTATCTAGCAGCACAGGAATTGAGTAATAGTTGGAGGCAAAAAGTATCGGATTTAGAAAATGCGTACATTGATGCCAAAACTAATTTAATCAAACAAAAAAAAGAAACACTAAAAGTAATTGAGGACAATGCTGATCTAAGGGAGTCTAATAAGTCGGCGCTAAAGATTATTGATGAAAACACCGGTTTAAAAGAAGAGAACGAAGCCTTGCGAGGGCATCTAAAAAAACTAGGCTATGAAATGGTCTACGTTGATGTGCCAAAATCCGAACCAGAAAACGCTTCCGACTAGCTATAGGGAACTGCTAGGTTATTAGTCAAAAGATAATCTGATAAGTTTCCCATTTCATTAATTTCTACCTCAGAAAGATATCGCCCAAAGCTGTCCTTTTGGGTTTCTTTTTTTACCCGATGGTTTTTAATAGTCTTAATAATTATTTTCTGACCAGTTAAAACTTGAAGCCGATCAAATAATGCCCTGCCTTCTGGGGTTTTCATTTCAGGAGCATTAACCCGATTTAATCTAAGAGTCTGACCCCGTAGCCAGATATCAAAACCAGCGTCGACATCAACCACTACGGTGTCCCCATCAACAACGCGAGTAATCACAGCGTTATAGGTGTACGGTTCTCCTACCATTGATAGCTTCCTCTAATCTCTAAAGCATAATTGCTCCTAGTGTATTTGTTCTATCCTAGCACTCTCAAAACTTCAGTATATTTACTGATGACAATTAAGAGTAGGCATGAGATATTAAGAGTATAGAAAACAAACAAACACGAGGACAAAACAATGGCCAGCAAACGCAACTTCATCCCAGACATCTACTTATCTCACCCAAATTATTCATGGCAACATCTCCGAATCTATACCGTACCTGTTTTAAGCCATATCGCGCAGGAAAGATTTGGATTGACCGTACCTAAACGAGCCAAAAAAGATGAGATCATTGCAATGATCGAAGAAGCCCAAACCACTGTCAACGAAGAAGTCCAAACCACTGTCAACGAGGAAACTGCAACCA